TATATGACATCTAGGCTGGTCACATTCGCCTTTGTTACTAGTTTGAAGGTGTTAGCCATGACTTTGCTCTCTCTCTTTCTATATTATCCCAACGCAATCGCTAGTGCCGCTACCATACTCTCTTTGGCTAACTGTGTCCCTTCGACAGAAATCTCACCAGCGGACGCCCGTGCAATTGTCGTATCGCTCGCGTGGCCCAGTTCGATTCCGGTGAATTGCGGGCTGTCTCCAGTACCCAGGCCGATGCCCGCTGCGGTGTTTGTTATCGTTACCCAGTCGGTCCCGTCGACCGCCATATATAACCTGACGGCACCCGCATTAAGTGCGTTGGCATCGACGGCATTCGCGCTCCCCCCGTCCACCGTGTCCGACGTATTCGGCCAAATCTGGATGGTCTGCGCGGAGTCTGAATTTTTGATATAGCAGAGCAGGCCGGCGACGGCCGGCGGTAGCTTGACGCTGTCTCCATTGGTCCCGCTGACGGTTACATTATTCAGCGGCGTAGTGAGTTCCGTGCTACCTGCCTGGGACTGCGTGGAGCCGGCCGTGATCCCTGTGGTGATGCTGTCCCACGCCTGGTCCCCGGCGTAGGCATCTGCCATCTGAGATAGTAATTCTCTGAAGGCATTATTAACCACAGAGGGTGCCCATCCCTCATCTATATCGATGGAATTGATGTCTGTATTGTTGGCGGCCGTCGCGTCGTAGTCGCCGATTTTTACTTTGGGCATTTATCTGTTCCTATCACTGAGCAACCCCGCAGCGACGGGCGAAGTAGCCTGGGCGGCTGGATTGGCTGCGCTGAGTAGTCCTTGCAATCGCGTAGCGGCGGCTGGTGTCATACCTGAAGCTGCCATAGCTTGGATCATGGCGGCCTGTTTGTTCGCTATGTTTTGCGCTCCCAAACGCGCGGCGGTGCCGCCTAGCATGGCGGCCATAGCGCCAGGAGCGCCGCCTACAGCCGCGCCGCCGCCCGCACCAATGGTGGCGCCGACAATACCGCGCCCGCTGGCGCCTGGCGCGAAGAGGCCCAGGAAGCGCAGCATATTTTGTGTCGGTGTACCCTTCACAAGCTGCTTCATCTGCTTGCGCTCGGCGTCGCTAAAGCCGCGGATCTTCTTCTCATTCTTAAGCAACGCTCTGAAACCCATACGTAGGCCGTTTTCAAAACCGCTGGCGGCCGCCTTGGCGCCCTCGATGGTTTCCTCGATGATCTGCGCCTTGCGTGACCGGGCCCACAGGCCGCGTGCCTGGCCGAGCAGGGCGGCCGAGCCTTCGGCGCTGCCAGATAAAAGATCCTTTTCCTTGAGGCCGGCAAACCAGTCGTCAAAATGGTCCTGCATCATGCTTGCGATGCGCCTCTCGTCGGGCTCCGCACTTCTGGCCGCGATGCCTATCTGGCGGCGAGCTACCTGCAGATCCTTGATTGTCATGGGCTTGGCCGTCCGGCTCTGCATACCCTTGACCTTACTCGTGCGGGCAAGTAGTGCTCGTAGAACGGCGTTGATTTTTGGGTGAAGCAATCTGCCGGCACCTTCGCGCACGGTGAGCGCCTCAAGCTCGGCCAGCACCGTAGCGACAGGCCCGCTGGCAATGATTGCGTTACCGGCCTCGGCGGCCCCGTATTTTCCGGTGGCGGCCCCGCTGAGCTCCTCGACGCTGGGGGCGTTCTTCAGAATACGATCACGCGCGGTGCGTTTCTGAGCCATGCCACCCACGCCACCACGGCCTCCACGCATGGCGGCAGGTACGGCGAAGTTCAAGGCGAACTCGTTGACGTCGCCCCGCGTGTAGTCGCCACCCTCCAGAACGTGCCCCGGCAGGAGCGATGACTTCGCCAGACCATAAAGCCACTGCGGCGCGATCCAGTCGGACCAATCGATATCATCAATATCTTTGACGACGCGCTCGGGGACGATGTCGTTACTGATGTCCGGGCGTATGTCGGCCGGGTAAGGCCAAAGCCCCAGCCGGTCCTTCCCGCCGGCGTCGGGCGTCATGCCGTAAACCTGCTCGGTACGCTCCTCAAGCGTCGGGCCGGCCGTCACTTCTGCAGCGCCGCCTTTGCCCAAGACGTCTTTCTCGGTCAAGCCTATGGACGACAGGTAGGCGAGGATTTCCTCCTCACCACCACCGCCGTCTAGGATGCCGTTGATTTCGGCGCGCACCTTCGCCATGTCAGCCATGTTGCGTTCCTATTCGCTACGCCACTTTTTTTCCAAATCACTTCGTTTTTGCGTGCCCAACCCCTGGAGCTCCGTCACTGGCGTGATAATGCTATCCACGCCTATGCCGTACAGTGCGCCTTCCTTGGTATAGAACTTCGCCACGCGCTGCTGTTTGGACGACGCGCGCTGCCCTAAATCGCGAATACGCTCGTTCATCTTCTTGATTAAATCACCGGCCAGGATTTTCCCTGTCTTCACACGCTCCAAGCCCGTCGTGAAGGATTGCTGAATGGATTGGATTTGCCGTGCCAGCGCGATTTCCCCCTCTCGCACGACACTATCGGGGTCCATAGCGATGATGAAATTGTAGAGCGTCATAAGCTGGTTTGTGGGATCGTCAGCCCCCTTTGGGTCGTCGATGATCCGCCCCGCCTGGTTGGCGGCTTTGATGATCTTGGTGAGGGGCGTCGTCTTCTTGCTGAACTCATCGCGTAGCTTCGCCGTCACTTGAAAGCGCCTTTTGTGGATATTGCTCAGCGCAAGCTGCACCGTCTCGCCGGTGCCTGAGCGGATCGCCGCCTGGAGCTGCCCCATCTCCAACTTGGTGGGCTTGAAACCAAATTTTGCCTCGAAAGCGTCGACGCCGCCTGCTTGACTGAGCCCAGTGATAAGACCCTGATACGCGGCAACTTCGGACACGCTCTCCGGGCCTTTAGCAATCTCGATGCCGCCGATAAAGCGTTTCTCGTCCTTGCCGAGGTTATACGGAGTGGCGAGCTCCGCGTCGCTAATGGGCCGCGGGCCTTTACGATTGCCGGCTAGCCACCTCAAGGCAGCATCGCGCTGCGTCGCGGCGCGGGCTAAGGCGTTTTGCTTCTGTTCAAAAATCAGTTTCTGACGCTTCGCCTGCGCCTGCTGCATGGCGAACATCTTCTGCCGCTGGTCCTGCAACTGCCCGGCCTGTAAGCCGCCTTGGAACGCCGTCATGGCCGGCGCCATGCTGAACGGTTGCGGCATCCGGCTCGGGCCGCCCTGGAGAGCAGCACCGGCCGCGAGAAGACCCTGCGCCACGCCGGGCCTGCCCAGGATGCCGCCCTTGCCAAAGATAGCCATTAGAGTAACCCCGAGAGGGCGCCGAGGCCCGTCATGCCCCAACCCCAGGGGTTAGAGGCCCCGAGGGCTGACGCCATTCCAGCGCCGCCCATCGCGCCCCCGAGCACCTGGCTGGCGGTGGACGGATTAAAAAACGGCGTTGAGGTCTGGCCGCTCGTGCCATAACCGCCGCCAACCAGACCCATGTAGTCAGCCAGTTTCGTCGCCGGCTTTGCCTGCTGAAAATTCCAGCGATCAATGTCCGCCTGCAACTCAGCTTGTGCCTGCCCTTCATACCCAGCCCCTGCACGCGCTAGTTGTGCTATGTCGTCATAGTCAGCCTGCCCCAAACCCTGCGCCTGGCCGATCAGTGCCTGCTGCCGTTGCCTCTCAGCGTCGTAGACTTGGGAGAGCTGAGATCCTGCGCTCAGTTGCTGCTGCTGGCGGGCGAGCGCATTGCCGGCGAGTTGCTGCGCGGCTTGTTGCTGGCGGGCGCGCTCCGTTTCATAGTTCTGGCCGTAGATGTTGGTGGCGAGATTGCCGAGCGTCTCGCCCATGACTCCCTGGTGCGCGCCCTGACCGTATCGGCCGCCGCGCTCAAACTGGCTGTCGATCGAGCGGCGCACTTGACCGGCGGCCTGACCATACATCGCGTCGAGATATGGATTGCTGCCGAGGTAGTCGCCGGCCGCGGCGCCAGTGAGAGCGGCGTCGCCAGCCGACGTCACAGGGGCGCCCATGAAATTCGAGAACGTACCCATAGCCGGATTCGCGCCGAGGTAACCGCCACCCATCGTACTAGCTGTGAGATCCTGGGCCTGCTCAAGCAGGGGCGACCCCATGCGGGCGCGTTGTTCCTGTAGTCGGAGCGCCGTCTGGGACTGACCCGACATTGGGTTGACGGTTGAACCGGCGTAATACTCCGGGGCCGGCCCGCCATAAATATTCTGGGCCTCGTCAAACCCGTATTTCAGGAACGGTTGCTGTGCCTCCCACGGCTCCCTATTGATCATTTGAGTCGTCGTGCCAGCCGGTTTCGATCCGCTGCTCATAGTGGTTTCTCCAGCAAAATGTGAGTGCGCGCCCAGTCCGTCAGTACACGCTGCCAGCCCGGCCGCGCCCACGCCTCAATGATAACGCAGCCGTGCAGTCGCCCAAATTCTTCAAGTTTTTCGACGTTCGCGATCCAGCTCTTGCGATCCTCGCCTGTCACCAAAAACACAGACAACGCCTTGAGCCTCGGGAAAATCAGGATCTCGGTGACGATGACGGCTTTAACTGCGCCGTCATAGGCCACCCAGAGCTGCATGTTCCCGGCCTCAAGATTTTCCCTGACATCCTCGGGCAGGAAACGACCGCCGCTGCGCTCCAATGCATCGCCGATCTTATCCACCACGACGGCCCACACCTCGCCCACTTTGTCCGATGGTATGACGTCGAAGACGATGGGCCGCTGCTCAACCGAGGGCGACATATAAAAAGTCTCGGTCGGTCTGGGCGTTGTTCGCGTGCGTGATCGTGTAGGTTTGTTTGCCCTTCGATGTCACGCGCATGGTGGCGCCGTAGAGCTCGGTGGCGGCGTTCGCGGTCACCGGCTCAAACAGGATCACGCTATCTTCATGGACCCTGTAGTCTGTCACGCTGGTTGTTGTCGTGCTCGCGGTGAGCGTGACAGTACCGCGGGCGTTGATGTGGCCGTCCAATGCACTATTCGCCGCCTCAGCGGTGCGCCGAATATGCTCGACAGGATCATCCCACGTCGTCGGTGCGATCGGGTGCCCCTTATAGGCCATCAGCGGCGCCCCCGAGCCTTCCAGGTGACGTCGACGCCCTGCGCAAAATCAAAACCATCCGAGATGTTGCAGCGGACGCGATGATAGCGCCCGTTGACGCGCACGGGGCAGTCGCCCGTCGTGTTCGTGCTAACGGCCGTCTCAAACGAGAGGCTGTCGCTGCCGACGTTTCGCGGCGCCATCTGTATGGTCGTCGTCTGGCTTGAGCCATCAACGATCGGGCGCACGCGGTTGATCATGCTGCGCCGCCCCGGCAGGGGCTGGAATTCGCCCGTCTCGATGACGGCGTCGAGAGCCGTTCCAGTGAACGAAGCCAACTTGTGGTCCGTGTCAAATGTCTGCAGCAGGAGCTCGCCACCAGTCCAGATTCGGCTGTCCAGTGAGTGTGCGAGGGTATCTAGGTTGCCGCTTACGTTTTCGAGCGTCTCCATCGTGTAGCCTGGGCTCATCATCCGCACCAGTATCTCGCTGTCGAACTCGGCGTGCGACCATTGGTTCAGCGAATAGTTGAATATGATGGCCTTGTCCGGGTTGCCGCTCGACGTCATCGAGGGATATACCCACATCACCACCTTTTCGATCGGATCGATGGCCGAGGAAATCCGGGCGCGAGCGTGCCCGTCGTTGAGGTCCGCGAAGAAAGTTTTGTCGATCCTGTCGGTTCCGATGGGCGTCGAGCTTGTGCCATTCCAGACGTAGAAGCCATCATCGCTGATATAAAAAACATCGCGGCCGAGGGCGGCAACACTGCCTGGGTAAGGAGTGCCCCGCGTCTTCTCCAGCAGGTCGAATCGGAACACGAGCGGCGATCCGACGTATGTCATACGGTGTATTTCGTGTTCAAGGAAGATCGTGCCGTACTCGCCGCCGATAATCCGTTGTACCCAGCCGCCCGGCCCTTTGATGTCCTGCTGATCGGCCTGCGTCGTCGCGCTGGTACTCCAGCTACTTTCGTCACCAATCGCTGACCAGCGCACCTGATTAGTGCCGCCAGCAGTATTCCCCAGCACGACAAAATCACGCACAATAGCAACGTGCCTGGCCGTCGGTGGTGAGCCGCCGAGATCGGTAAAGGCCGAGGAACTGCCGAGCGTCCAGGCTTGAGGATTCTCACCCCCGGTGACAGCGATTACCGTGGTTCCGAACTGAGCGAACTCCCAGTTTTCGTCCGTGACGACCGAATAAGTGCCGTTGCTGACGTCGCCAAAACTCGCGTCACTTGTATCAAATTTGTTGAGCGTTGATGCATCACCCGCGAACAGTGCGACCTCCCCATCTGCCTGTTGTGCCGCGAATGCCCCCTGACAACGCGCACCCAGCGCACCACTGACAGCACTCTGACTCGACAGCGAGCGATAGCTTTTATCTGGGGCCGGCAGAACATTCTTGGCGATCGTCGCGCCGCCGCTGTTATTGAAATCCGGCCGGTCTGGCGCGTATTCTCCGAACGGGATCATGCCGCCGTCACCGCTAACGGCGAGCCAGAGAAAGCCTCTTGATCGTCCTGCGCCTGGATGTGCGCCTTGGTACGATTATACGCCGCTTCCCAAACCGGAATGCGCTCATCATTTCCCAAAAATGGCTCGGCCTCAAGCAACGCGGCGTAAACCAACAGATCAGGTGCGTCCGTGGCAATCCAGTTCGTCTCATTGTCGGTCGATAACGCCGTCAGCGCCCCGTAATAGATGCCCTTGATCGTGTACCCAGAATCCGGGTAGGGGCCGAAGATAAAATTCGAGCCCTCACGCGCATAGAATTTCGGTTTTGAATCCGCCGAACGAGTCGGGTATTTTTCGTATATATATGAGAGATCCTTGCGCTGCAGCGGGGATGTGGGTGAGCCATCAACATAGGCGTACTTCATCTCGATGTAGGCGGACGGCACCGCGATAACGCCCGACGCAATGGTCAAGCTCAAGGCCGTCTCAAACGCTCTCAGCCGGCACTCACGAAAAATCCGCAATTCACCAAAGCGGATGAACTCGTCTATCTGACTATTGATGTCGGATCTATCCAGATAATCACCGACAGCCGTTTTGATCTCGGAGAATGTGTCAATGGCGGTCATTCAATCAATCCGTCGCTTTTAATGGTGAAATCATTGATATGCCCAACCTCTTTGCTGAGATCGTGATCGATAAAGATCGAGAACCCAGCCTCTCTCCATTTCTGGCACAGCAGCACGTCCTCGCCCACATAGTAGTTCTCATCCTGCACATAGCCGAACATGAAATACGGCTTTTCGATGGCATCAAACACCTTCAGCGTCGTCAGCATCACGCCCATGCCAGCCCGCGCCACCTCCTCTAGGCCGGTCTGCTCTCGCGAGAAAATAACCGCGCCATCGAGGCCCGTCACAGTGCTCTCAGTCGGCGTGTTTCGCATACGATAGTTTGCACAGACGATATCGACGTCCCAGTGCAATAATCGTGGGATCACATCGATCGGAAACCGCATGTCGTCATCGAACCACATCAGATGACTGACGCCGGCCTTGCGATTCTCCTCGACCAGATCCGCCCGGTTGCGCGGCAGAATTGATCCCTGCACCTGAGTGATCCGCAGTTTGCCCCCCATCGAAGCGAACCGCGTACACGCCATCACGAGGTCGTAGCCAAACCGTGCTTCCCACGCTCCCCCGGACGGAATACACGCGCCCACATAGGGCTCAGACATAGCCATACCGCTCTGGATACCGCGGATGATACTCAGCCACGCCCTGCGCTACGACGTCAGGGTCGTATTTCAGTAGAGGACAGCTTTCCGGCAATACGATTGCCACACCCAACGCATCGAGCTGCCCCAGCCAATAGTTGGCGCAAGCCACCTGATGACCGTACCTCTCATCGGCCAGATCAACCCCCCACAGGCCGACAACGTGCGGCAATTGCCACGCCGCGAACGCTAATTGATAAGCGCCAGTGCCGTGGAAATAATCTCGCCCAACCCGCGTCACTTCATCGAGCGGGTAGGTAACCGACCGCGGAACCTCACGACACTGCGCCGGCATGAAGATCGGCTGGTCGATATGTTGTAAACGCTCCAAATACCCAGGATATTTTCCGGCGTCGAATTGCTGCCGCACGACCGAAATATCATGCATTTCAAACAGCAACTTGAAGTGCGGCCATCCCTCAGTATCCCGAGGCGTGCCCCACAGTTCCCACTCGGGATCATCCCACGGTGCTTGATCGCGAGACGTGTCAGCCGTCCCGATAATGCCGATTTTCCTCAAGCTCAATATACCCCCGGATCGGTCTTTAAATCGCGGTAATCGGACGAGTTCAACTTTGCGCGCAGGTACTTACCCTGGTCATCACCCTCAAGGGCCAATACATTAACCCCGTCCTCCCGCATCCATTGTTCAATTACTATGTTGGGGATGCGGGCATACAACCGCCCCCAATCGTCGCCGAAATCCCACTTCCGGCCCTCGTTAGCCATCGCCTTGTTGCGCTCAATAATGGGCTCAACGTCCTGACTACGCCGCACCACCAACTGCTCGGTGCCCTCGTCGTAAACAGCGTCGGTGATGACGCCGCTAACGTCATCGATGCGGTACATCACCCGGTCATCTCAGTGACATGCAGGCTTCCCCCCGATGCCACCTGAATGGCCGAGACTT